CTTGGAATCAGCTCATTCCCACTTTGATGTTGATTAACAGACAAATACTCAGTTGCCATGTACTTGAGTATTTGTCTGTCAATCAACATCAAAGTGGGAATGAGCTGATTCCAAGGTATTCAGATTCATCTAAAGACTTGAATATACCTGAGTCAACCCTCCGAAGATGGTGGAAGGAACGAGACAAGATTGTATGCCTGGCCCAAGCTGCCCTGGCGAGTCTTCCCATTGCAACCGGCATTGAGCTGGCAATCGAGGCCAAGAGCATCATTACAATACTTAAGGTACGAGGGTACGAGAACATAAGTACTCGGGATCTTCTCACAATGCAGAGGCAATACACCATTACGTCAAAGCTATTGTTAGGACATACTGGCGGGAAGCTGCCCAAAAATGAGGGAGCACCACCAGGTCCTGTAATATAGAGATACGCAACACAATGTACCTTCTGTTGCATATATAAGGAAGGGATAAGAACACCAATCATAGAGACTTAGCACATAAACACACCATCAAAACAAGTAGAACACGGCAGATCACGCAACATAAACAGGTAAATTGAACAGATCCAGGCGAACCGGAATGAGATGATCGAGCGCCCCGATATGCTGAACATTATATCACGGGACCGGGCAAACTTTGGGGTACACCCCCCTAATATTATATATATACTCACCCCAATAACTTTTAAAAAAATATACCAAGCAGAGCAGCACTTGCGACAGGATATGCTGAGACTTCTTGCTGTTACTTTCTTGTTTTTGCCATAGCAAAAATCGAACGGCTTTCCTTCCCAAAATTTTGTTGACAACTAATTAAATTAAAGTGTACCTTTGGTATTGAGTTTATAGGTAACTTTTTTTGTAGGAGGTTTAGGATGGCTGAAGCGGCTTTTGAATATACACCCAAACAAAAGGTTGTAATGCAAATGATAAAGCAGGCTGACAACATTCTTATAGGTGGTGCCAAGGGTGGTGGAAAGAGCGAAGTTGTTATATCTTCTATGGCATTTGACACGCCTGAAATATATAACTCCACTGAAGCAAGAAAGCAGGGAATAGATAAAGACAACTTATATAGAGTAGCAAATATTAATGGAGAAGTTCATTATTTTAAATACCTAATAGATTATCCTGAATTTTTTGGCGTTTTCGTGCGCCGAACCGAGCGAGCTCTTACCCTGGCAACCGTGAAACTAGCCAAAACACTTTATGGCCGAGTGGGTGGAGTTTATAATAAAAGTGAAATGCTATTCAGTTTTCCTTCCGGTGCTGAAATAGCTTTTATAGCCGTGAATAAACCGAATCACCTGGACTGGTTCCAGGGCCCACCAGTAATGAGACTATCCATTGAAGAGCTGACACAATTTACTGAGGAAGAAGTAGATGAGATGGAGAGTTGTTGCAGATCTACTCATCCATTTATAAGAGCAAAATGACTTCATAGTACCAATCCAGGGAAGAAAGGGCACGTATGGGTTCGCAAAAAATATTATGATGCCTGTAAACCAAAGCCTAAAGGAGATCCAGAATATTTAGATCGCTTTGATTTGTGGTGGCAGCAGATGGATCCGGGCGAAGTTGTTTCGGTGAAAGGTGAAAAAATCCTCTTCATTCCTATGTTTGTATTTGATAACCCCTACATAAAAGATGCTTATATTTATAACCTCTTAAATAAAGGCGAAATTTTGAAGCAAATGTATCTGTTTGGAAATTGGGACGTTTACATAGGTGAATTTTTTAAAAGCTGGAATGAGGCCTATCATGTGGGCAGTGAGCTGAAATTTTTTAAAGCAGAAGATTATGAAGATCTGGCAGCAAAGAAACTTGATTTTGAATGGAGCGACTACCGATTATATGTAAGTAACGATTATGGATTTAATGTAAAAGGACCGTGGGCCTGCGGCTTTTATGCAGTTCACAATGAAACAGATAATATAACAAAATTTGGTGAAATAGTAGAATCCGGATTAACGATATGGGAGCAGCTTGAACGAACTAAAAGTGTGTTGATGCACGAATATGGCCTTGATTTGGAGCAGGATTTTGAAGCTATAATTGCCGATCCTCAGAGTTATTGGCGCAGACGTGACACCAAGGAAGGTGAATTTTGGACATTTGCCAGTGTTTACGAAGAGGGTGGAGTATTTTTGACAGCCGGGTTAAACGATAGAGAAGCGGGAGCGCAGGCATTTGCAGACGCGCTAAGATTGCGAGAAAGCGGCAAACCCAAGCTAGTGTTTTTAGATTGCTGCGAATATTCTATAGAGACAATACCAGCTTTACCACCAGACAAGAATAACCCCAATGTGGTTGATACAAAAACAAAAGATCACGCCTACGATGCTGACCGATATTTTCTAATGGTATTCCGTGGAGAGCCTACCGATGATGAGCGCACCAAGAGAAAAGACCGATTTAAAGTAAAGCAGCTGATGGAGAGCTATTCAAGAAGTCAATTTGGAGGGGAAGGTAAGAGCTGGAAAGCGGCTTAACTGGATAATATATGAGTGATTTATTAGCAAAACAAGAAGCAACCAAAGAGCGAATAATGGAAGCCAGACGATTATCGATCGATGGTTTTAAAGAAGCCCGGGAAACAACTTTGAAGGTAATGCAATATGTACGGCACAAACCATATACAGCCGAAGAGATAGCTCAGGCAGAAGCTAATGCAAAGCCATTATTGCGCTATGCTATATTGATCGGAAAATTATTAACATTATTGGGGAACGAGCGCAGTAACCGCAGGGATATAAACATAATCGCAGATTATTTTACCAATGAAGATGTAGCAAAATTATTAAATGATAACTTCAAATATATAAAAGAAATAAACCAATTCGATCACATGGGGGTAAGGTTGCTGGCCGATGCACTTTTATACCCGACTATGGGCTGGATGCGGCGATATATCGAATTGAATTCAATGGGCTACTTAGATTTTATATATAGGAAGTACGACACCTTAATGGTTCATCCCGACAAAGAATTTAAAAACTTAGATAGGAGCGATCTCACATATGTAGTGGGAGACAGCTGGATGACCTGGGATCATATAAAAAACCGTTATAAACCTTCTGAACGCGAGGACGAAGAATATAAAAAATGGTGGGAGAATATAGAAGAAGGCCGTGATATAGACCAGATCTTGCAAAACGGTGAAGATGATGAATATAGAGTAGGTGATAAGTTACTGGTGTGTGAGATGGAAGTATTGCGGGAAACCAGTGTAAATCTAGTAGAAGTGCCAGGAGCAGACAGTTATTATAAACTTACCGATGAAGAGATAGTAACCTATGAAAAGCAGGGCTATGAAATCCACTTTGTAAGAAAGGATGTAGAAAACAGGGTTTTTGTGGAAAGTACAGTACCGCATATTGAAAAAGGCTGTACTATATTGGAGAAACCTTATCCATTCCCTGCAACTACTCTGAGTTATTTCCCCTGTTCCAGCTTTGACTGGCATTCTCCTAAAGCGAAACAAACCAGCTGGGGAGATCTACTGTTAGACCCTTCAGATCGAATAAACAAAAGTAAGAGCCAGGAAGTAGATATGGTTACGCAGAAGTTGGGTAGCCTGTGGCACATGGATATAAAAGAGAAAACAGCAATAAAAGACATGGAAGAAGCAAAAGGTAATCCATGGGGAATAGTACGCTATAACAACGTGCAGAGGAATAAAGCAAGTCGCGACAGCGGCAGCCAGGAAGGCGGCAGCATAGCTGCTGTTCAACAGAGTATAATGCACGACAGGGATCTTTTGAACGAAATAAGTAAGATAACCACCGCAATGGAAGGTGGAGCAGGTAAAAGTGCTGAAAGCGGTGTATTGTTCGACCAGAAATTAAATCAATCCTTAGTAAGTACAAACCCATATTATGAAATTAAGAGCCAGGTGGATGAGAATATAGCGCGAGACTTCTTGCAGCTGGTTCCTTATGTATATTTTGAAAATGACCGACTTCTACCCGTGAAGGGAGAAAATAACCGATTAAACTATGAAATGGTAAATATGCAGATGGGTGGTGAAGTATTAAAAAATTTGAGACAATTCACAGCCCGGGCAGTATTGGATGATGTAGAGAACATTCCTAACAGATTAAACCAGACCTTCAACGAGAATGTAGCCTTTGCACAAATGCTTATAAACGCAGGATTCCCACCCGAAAACATACCATTTATGTTAATAGTGAAACACAGCACAATCCGCGATAAACAGAACTGGATGGAAGCTTTGAACCAAGCCCAGCAGGTAATGAAGGAGAACAAATTAGATAAACAAGCAACCGATGAGCTAATGCTGGCAATGGGACTAACTGAAAAGAGGAAGAGTAAATCTAAGGAGGATAAAAAGTGAGAGATTTTTTTAAATTAATGATGATGGAAGTATATTACCTGATTGAAGAAGGAGCAGAAGAGCCAGGTGGTGGTAGTGGATCTGCACCAATACAGGTTAATATGGGTGACAATGTTATAGAACTTCCGGCCAATACGGATTTGACTGATCCTTTTAAAACCGAAGAAAAGCCGCTTGAAGAACCAACAGGACCAACTGTAACGGAAGAAATGCTAACAGATATTCCACCCGGAATAGCAAAAACAATATTGGGTAAGAGCTTTAAAGATATCTTAGCCGGATACGTAGCCAAAGAAACACAAATTGGAAAGCTGGGGACCAAATTAGGCCAACAGCAACAGCAATTACTTTCGGATGGCAAGCGTACAACACAGACAGTATCAGACGAGCTAAAACCGCTTACTGACCAAATGGCTGATAAGCAGAAGGAACTTGAAGAGCTGGATGAGCTTGTAGATGAAGAGGATTACAAAAAAGTAAGTAGCTCTATAGAAAAATTGAAAGCAAAAACTAAGAAGCTGGAAAACGAGCTGGGAGATTTGAAGATAACAGAACAAATTGACCAGCGTTTGAATGCACAGTATAACGATGGAGCATTTGAAAAAATGCGAGGATCGTTACAGAAAGATTTTAACCTTCAATTTGAAGATACCAACTGGCAAATGTTAATGGATCGCGCTAAAGAGATCAACGGACCCGGGCAGATAACAGCCGAATCGATGGAAGGTGCAGTGATGGAAGGGATAGGTGTAGATAAGTATCGCAGCATCCTAACCAACCAGGGCGAGATGAATATGCGCGAGAAATTGAGCACAGCAAGTGGTATGACACTTCCCCTGATACAAGGTGGTGGTGATAAGGGCAAACAAGCTTTAGATTTTAACAGCTTACCAAAGCAAGTACAGAATAAGATTATTAACAGTATGGAAGGTAAGCAATTCTTTGAATATATGCGAAAAGAGACCGGAGTAGATTGGACAAAGTTCATATCCTAAAAATAAAAAATTAGGAGAACTGAGATGAATAAGTTACATAATGACACATTTCTTTATGATCATGTAGTTCCCGGCCTGCACAGATTAATAGAAGACGGATTATTCTTTGCTCCGTGGACTGGTGATGTAAGTAAGAAGCTCCGCAATAACTCTGATGGTAGCCGTACCTGGGAAATTACAGGAATGAGCGGCAGCATTGTAGAACGAGTAAGCGGAATGTGGGAAGATGGAGCCGACACAGCAGTGATGGCTTTGATAAAAGGATTGGAAGAAGCCCCGTTATTTGGTAATGCAGATTATGAAGGAACGGGCGAAAGACTGCGCTATATGTGGCGCAAGCTTTGGGTGAACCAGATTGGTAAAGTGGTTGATAAAGAAGCTGGACTCTTGAATCTTCTTCGTACTAAGAAGATCGAGAAGGAAAGTTCTCAGGCGTTGATCGAGCTGGTTAAGTTCATGCGTAAGTGGAAAAACGTGGAATTCATAAGCACATTCTATGAAGGTAACAGTTTTGCCACTACCATCGGAACCGATGATGCTCCGGAAGGAATCGGAGCCAATAAGGTTTTACACCCGAACCTTTATTGTAATGAAGTAGATCCTACCAATGGTGGGAGCCTGCAGGAGATTGGCACAGAGGGTAAAAACACACTGGCCAGTGAACTTGATACAGCGTTGACCACCAATTATGCTGACCTGGAATATCCAAGTTCCAAGTTTTTGGATAAGATGGGTGAGAAGATCGATGAGTTGGGGATTCAAAAGCGTGCCAGTTATAAAGGTGTTCCAAAATGGCTGGTAGGCACAACCCGTAATGCCTTTAATAAACTGAAACAGGACGATGATATCCGCGATGACATCCGCAGTGCTTTCATGAGTAAAGAATATGACAATCCTTTATTCGGCC